ACAGGGCGTCATTCGCATTTGGGAGTATTCATAATGAAAGCAGCCCTTATTGACGCAAATAATGTCGTTCAAAACATCATTGTGTGGGACAATTCGTCCATTGCTCCTTCTGGCTTGACAGCAGTTGTACTGGACGACTCCGCGTTTGTTTCCATTGGCTTTAAGCACAATAGCGACAACACGTTTACCGACCCTAATCCGCCTGCGCCACCGGCTCCTGCCCCACAGCCTACATTGGCGGAATTACAATCCCAATTGGCCGCATTGACCGCGCAAATCAACGCATTGAATAAACCTGCGACTTCGTAATGCAACCCTCCGAGACTTGCATTGAACTGGTAAAACACTTTGAAGGGTTCCGGTCTGTGGCATATATTTGCCCCGCCGGAATCCCGACGATTGGCTATGGCCATACGAAAGGTGTTACTCATTCCGATGTCGGCATAAAATTCATCACTGAAGACACTGCCGATCAAATGCTGGCGGATGATCTCGCGGGGTTTGCCGTGCAGGTCGGCGATATGGTTTCCGTGGAGTTGAGCCAAAACCAATTTGACGCGCTTTGCTCGTTTGTGTTCAACCTTGGTGCAGGGGCGCTGCAAAAATCCACACTCCTTGAGAAGCTAAACGCGGGCGAATACGATGCCGTCCCTAATCAACTGATGCGCTGGACACACGCCGACGGTGAAGAATTGCCGGGCCTTGTCGCGAGGCGCACCGCAGAAGCCAAATTGTGGTCCACGGGAGATTGGCAATGACGTTCGTTCCCGTCCAGTTGCCTGCCGGTATCGCTCGGGCAAACACCCCATACGACACGACCAACCAGTGGTGGGACACGAACCTTGTCCGGTGGCAGGCCGGAACCATGCTCCCCGTTGGGGGCAATGTGCGTTTGACGCAGACGCCGCTCGATTCCACCGTGCGCAAAATTTTTCCCTACCGCGACAACGCCAACGACAAATTGACGCTCGTAGGCACCAACGCCAAGCTTTACACGGACCAAGGCGGATACGTGGACATCACGCCGTCGGGGTTTGTGCCGCTTTCCACGATTGGCGCATTAGGTGGATATGGCACGCTGGCGTATGGCGCTAGTTCATACGGCACCGCTCGCCCAACACCCTCTCCCATCTATTCGCCGTATGCGTATTGGACAATGAGCAACTGGGGTCAGGATGTCGTTTTGACCGCCAATTCAGATGGGCGGTTGTTCTATTATACATCCTCCACCCCCACCGTAGCCCCCGCGCTTGTTTCTACCGCGCCGACAGGCATCCAATCGGTTGTCGTCACCGACGAACGGCACGTCATGGTTTGTGGCTACAACGACGGCACGACCGAGCAAACTCGGTCCGTCGCATGGTGTTCGCGCGAGGACTACACGGACTGGAATTTCGAGTCCACGACGAACACGGCGGGTTTTCTGCCCTTAAGCACGCGGTCGCCGCTGCTTAAAGCGGTGAAGGTCCGCGAAGGCGTGCTGGTGTTTTCGTATTCCGACATTTTCCTCGGCCAATACGTCGGGACGCCCTACGTGTATGGTTTCCAGCGGCTTTCCGAGACCGAAATGATGCACCCAGACGGGATTGCGACATTCAACGGCAAAGCGGTCTGGCTGTCCAAAACCGGGTTTCAGATTTATTCCGGCGGTTTTGTGCAGCCACTTGAATGCCCATTCCTTGAGTCGATCTTCGCTGAAATGGACCCGACATACGGGCAGTTCTCAATCCATGCGTCACACAATGGTGTGTATCCCGAAGTGTGGTTCTTCTACGCCACTGCCGGAAACACGACACCGAATCGCTATGTAATGTGGAATTATGTGGAAAACTGGTGGGCGCGGGGCTTTATGTCCCGCACCGCAATGTCGCCAGCCGAAATCTACAAATACCCCTACGCCGGTGACGCTGCCGGGAATATGTTCCAGCAAGAAACCGGCTACACCGACAATGGTGTATCCCGCGTTGGCCGAGTTTACGCGGAAACGGGTGCGCTGGGCGTCGGTAACGGTGACCAACTAATCGAGATCAAGCAAGTCCTCCCCGCCACTGGGGTGGGGGCAGGTGCTTTGGAAATCGAGTTTTTCACCCGACAGACGCCGGAAGGCGCAGAACGAACTTTTGGCCCGTATCCTGTCCGAGCGGATGGGTATGCGGACGTCCGTGTCACGGGCCGCGAAGCCCGCATTCGGTTGACCGCTGCGCAGGACGGTCCTTTCGGGATCGGCAAAATGCGGTTTGACGTCACCTCGGGGGCAAAACGATGATTGTCAATTTTCCAATCACACCGGGCAATATCGGCCAATCGTTCATGGTCCAAGTCCTTGACATCATCCGCAAGGCATTTGTGTCTGTGGTGTCTAAAGATCAGGCAGTCCCTCGCATCCTTCTTTCCGCCCCGAACGGCACGGTCTACGAGGTCACCGTGTCCAATTCGGGGGTAGTTACAACGGCGGTAAATAGTGGTAAAACAAGAGACATCTAACGGGCTACCACCGGACGAGATCATTCGGCGCATCAATATCGCGCTTGACCACAGTGGCAATACGCACACTTGGGAAGACGTTCGACAAGGTTTGCTTGATGGCAAATTTCAAATCTTCTGGAATGATCATGGCGTCTGCATCACAGAAATTGTGCAGGCCCCACAAAAGCGATACCTACACTGTTTTGTGGTCGCGGGTGAACTTCCGGGAGTGATGGATTTGCAAGAGCAGGTCATCCGGCACGCGCTGACGAATAGCTGCGAGTATATGACCACCGTGGGACGATTCGGATGGGAGCGTGTGCTTCCGAAGTATGGTTGGCAAAAGACTTATGCCGTTATGAAATATGATCTTGAAGGGTTAGTGTAATGGGCAAAAGTAGCGGTTCGCAGACGGTCACAAACCAAACCGTCTTGCCTCAATGGGTGCAGAACGCGGCGCAGACTAACCTCAACGCGGCGTATAATGTCGCCAACAACATGATGGGGCCATACACTGGCCAGCGTGTTGCCGATATGACGCAACCGCAACTCCAAGACATCAACAACCTTCAGAACAATGTCGGGTCAACGAATCCGTCCTACGCGGCGGCGCAAGGCACTGCGGCGGATATTTCAAATTATCAGCCCGGCCAAGTGAATGTTGGCACGCTCGCTGGCACAAATCTCTCATCGTATATGAACCCTTACACGCAGAATGTCATCAACTCGGGTTTAAATGCCATCGACATTCAGCGCCAACAAGCATTGAACCAGATCGGCGATCAGGCAATCACGGCAGGTGCTTTCGGCGGTTCGCGTCAAGGCGTGCAGGAAGGTGTGACCAACGCGGCGTCTGCGCTGCAAGCTGGTAACCTTGCATCGCAACTTCAATCGCAAAATTATTCACAGGCCGTCGGCCAAGCGCAAACGGACATCCAGAATAACCTCAACGCCCAACTGGCCAACCAGCAAGCCGGATTGCAAGGCGCAGGGATCAATCTGGCGGGTGCAAACTCGCTTGGCAGTTTGGCCAATCAAGGTCAGAACTCCTTCCTTCAGGGCCAAGCCGCTGCGCTTACGGGCCAAGAAGGCATTCAAAACCAAAACCAGAACATCCTCAATGCAAACCAAGCGCAGTATGCGGCGGAGCAACAGTTCCCAATCCAGCAATTGCAAGTGCCGTTGCAGGCGTTGGGCATGACGCCGTATGGCCAGTCCTCGACGTCAACGACTTCCGGCACGCCGAACCTCGGCCTGTCCGCGCTGGGCGGCTTGGGCGTCGGTGCGCAAATTGGTGCAATGCTGCCGGGAATTGGTTCGGGGTATGGCGCGTTGGGCGGTTTGGCGTTAGGGTTGCTGTGACCCTAACATCGGAGTGTGCGAGTGAACAACGCTGATTTACTTTCCCTCATTCGGCAAAAAGCAACAGCAGCGGGCGTCGATCCCGATGCTGCGATTGCTATTGCGCAAATTGAGTCGGGAGGCGATCCACTCGCCAACAAGAACTCAAATTCCCAATACAAGGGACTGTATCAACTCGGTTCCAAAGAATGGAACCAATATGGCAACGGGAATATTTATGACCCCGCAGCCAATACCGATGCGTTCCTGAGCCTTTACAAAAACAACAGCGACGCGCTGACGCAGAAGCTGAGCCGCGCCCCTACCCCGGGGGAAGCATATTTGGCGCATCAGCAGGGGGCATCCGGCGCGGCTGCGCTTTTGCAAAATCCGAATATGAATGCGGTTGACGCGCTTTTGCCGTTCTATGGCAGTCGCACCGCTGCCGCGTCGGCCATTCGGAACAACGGCGGTGACGTCAACGGCACGGCTGGTGATTTCGCAGGGATGTGGACGAGCAAAGTCAACAATGCCGCAGGCGTCATGCCGCAGACATCTCCTCCGCAGCAAACGCAAATCACTGACACAACACCGTCGGACAGCACGCAACAGCAGGGGCTTCTGTCACCAAAGGCTAAGTCGGATTTTCAATTGGCGATGGGGTTGTTGGCGGCTGCGCAACCTCAAATGAACGCCTCTGCACCGCAGGCTATGGTTCACCGGCCACAATCTTTCAACGGGCTTTTGGGGTAAAAGATGTATCCGAACAATTACGATCCCTACAGCATCTTGGCCCAGTCGCAGGCGCTTCTCCCGAACGCCCCGGTTTCTCTGCCGACGATGACACCGGCTTCGCGCAGCTATTACGGTCCAACACATCAGGCGCTTTCGACTGCGCTTCAGTCGGCGTTGGCCAGCCAATACCTCAATGCGGGTCTGAATACTCCCGTTACGCCGCAAAGTATGGGACTGCTTTCGACTGCGCCATCATCGGTGCCTGCGTCTTATTACTTGCTCTCCGCAAGTTCCATGCCCTCGCCGTTCGCCCCGTCTTCGTCCGCGTCAGGGGCGAATAGCGCAGTAATTCCGTCGCCCACTAATTCCCAGCCTGTCGCGGGGAATGGCGGCCAAAACGGGTCTTCTTCAGTGACGTTTTCACCGGATTATACGAGCAGCAATGGCTCTGTGTCCTATACCGGCGGGATTAACGGGCCATACACGAACAATGGCGCGGATTCGCAAACCGGCATTTCTGGGTTTTTGGCGGCATTGGGGCAGTTGTTTGGCACGCCGACATCAATTGATGCGACCGGCGCGGACACAAAATCCGCTGCACCTGCGCCAACAACGGCGCAACCCACTCTGTCCGATAACACCGGATTGGGCCTTGGACCGACGCCGTCGATCACCGGCACGCCGCTTGCGGCACCTGCGCAGTCGTCACCCTTTAGCAATACGGGCTTGGGCCTTGGCCCGACACCGACAATCACCAGCACGCCGATTGCGGATTTGTCCATAGCAAATTCAAATTCTCTGCCTTGGAATGGTGGTTCCGTCGCAACGCCAGACGCCAATTCCAGCGCGGGTCTATTCGGTCGCGGGCTTTCGGCGACTGGCATCCCCACGATGCACATTGACGCGAATGTGAATACGTCCCCATACGCGGATATGAACGCTTTCACTCCCGAGCCACTTGCGGGTTACACTCCGCCGACGCCGGATGCAGCGCCGACCGTTTCCAACTTCTTTGGAATTTCTGGTCCCGCGATTGCCGCGTCGGATGCGGTGTTGGGCGGGGTGGCAAACGCCTCAATATCCGGATATGGGTCTTATAGTTTTACCAATCCTGACGGGTCTCCCGCTTTGAACGGCATCCCAAACGCATCGGCGGATGGTGATACCGGCGGCGGTGACAGCGGCGGCGATGGTGGCGGTGGTGGCGGCGGCGATGGTGGCGGTGGTGGCGGTGGTGGCGGTAATAGCAAAGGCGGTCTAATCACCAAGAAGAAATTGTCCGGCAAAAAGCCCAACAATGGCGATGACGGTTGGGCAACGATGAAACAAGGTGAGTTTGTGATCCGGCCAGAAAGTGTGGCCGTGCTGCCGCCCGGACTACTTGATAAATTGAACAACATCTACAAAGACCCCAACCCGAAAAAAGCACTGCGCGGATTGTTGAATTAAGGACTGCGAAAATGGGAATTTTAGACGATCTTTTCGGTTCACCGGCTGACCCTAATGCGATTGATCCATCAACGGGTCTGACCCAAAAGCAGGCGTATGACTCGCGCATGAACGCGCTTGGGTCGATGGGTGGTATTCTATTGGCCGCAGGCCAGCCAATGGGCGGTGCGGATCGCGGGCGCATCCTTGCGCAACTGGGCAATGTGCCGGGTCAAATTTCCGAGATGCAATCGCGCCTTTTGCAGAACAACGCCCTCGCGCGGAATAACCAGAACGCTGCGAACGCCGCAAAAATCTTGCAAGGCCCTGACATGCAGAAGGCCATCGCCGCCATGCCGGACAATTTGCGCCCGGTCGCGCAGTCGCTCGCTGCGTCTGGCTCGCCCGATGCGCTGATGAAGCTGCAAGAGTTCATGACACCAAAAATCGACTCAAGCGGCAACTATTACAACATGGCCACCGGCGTCGCGGGTAACATTTATACGCCCGGCATGGAACGCAAGATCGGAACCCCCGGGTCGGCTCCCGGCGCTTCCGCACCGGCGACCCTTGCTGGCGCACCGGCGGTTCCGGCTGGCGCACCGGCGGTTCCGGCTGGCGCACCGGCGGTTCCGGCTGGCACACCGGCTGCGACAGTGGCTGCCCCGACGACACCAGCGGCAACGGCTTCTGCGCCGAAAGGCGAAGACGTGTTTAAGGCCCTCAACGTGCCTGCATCGGTTCAATCCCAAGTGCGTGCCATCGTGCGCGGTGACGATGAGTTGCCCGAAGGCAAGGCGGGTCTATCCACGCCGCAAGGCATGTATCTCCGTCAACTGGTTTCGATGTATGACCCTGATGGCTTCAACAACATCGTCAACGGCGTCCGTCGCAAAACCCAGTTGGATTTTTCGGCGAGCGGAAATAGCGGTCAACAATTGGGCAGTGCGGAAAAAGTAATCAACCATACCGTAGAACTGCAAAAAGCCGCGAATGATTTGTTCTCGCCAGACTCGACGCTGAGCAATGGGCAATACCCACTTTTTAATGAGGCGAAACAAGCCATCGCCACAAACACCGGCGATCCGCGCGTCACGAATTTTGATCAATGGCGCACAACGGTGTCCGATGAGTTGGGCAAATTCCTTAAGGGAACCGGCGGGCTTACAGACAAACAGATTGAAGCCGTGCAGAAGGACATTGGCTCGACAGCGTCGCCGGATCAAATGCAGAAATCCATCGACAACGTGTTTTCGATCATGCAAGGGCAAATTGTTCCAAAGTTGGCGCAATATAAGGCCACGATGGGCCGCGACTACAACGACGGACAAGTGTTCGGCAAAGATACGATGGATAAGCTGGATTACATCAATTCTCATCCCGTGCCGGGGTCGGCCAAAGCGCAGCAAATCCAAGCGGCGAACGGTGGTGTTCCCCAAGGCGCGGTTGATATGCTAAAAAGTAATCCATCGCTCGCGGCGTCATTTGACGCCAAATATGGTGCGGATGCATCAAAGCGTTTTTTGGGGCAATAAATGGCAAATCCGTTTGACCAATTCGACGCACAAGCCAGCGCATCGGCAAATCCGTTTGATCAGTTCGACGCGGCGGCGGGTAACACGCGCCAGCCAGCCAAGATATGGTCAGACGCCCCTGCGACAATGCTTCAAAATGCGCCGGGCAGTGCGGCGGATTATCTCAGCGGGGTCTATAACGCTGTTGCCCATCCGTTAAATACTTTGACAGATGTCGCGGATGTGGCCGCTGGCGGCGTGCGTGCGGGGGTTAAAGCGGTATTGCCGACCAACGTATTCAACGCAATAGACGATTTAAGCACCCCTGCTCCATCTTCTATAAACTTCACCAAAGAGAACGCAGAACGAAAAGCCAACGCGATGGGCCAAGCATTGGGCAATCGTTACGGCGGCGGCAAAGAAATTTTCAATACCGTGACAACCGATCCTGTCGGCGTGCTGGGCGATGCTTCCGCGGTCCTTATGGGGCCTGAAATGCTCGCCGGACGTGCGCCGGGTGTCGTCGGAACTATTGCTCGAACTGCCGGGGAAGTGGGCAGCGCAATTGACCCGCTTAACCTCGCGGCTAAAGGCGTCGGCGCAGGTGCAACTTTGGCGGGTAAAACGGCGGCGGGTGGCCTTGGCATTACAACGGGTGTCGGTGCCGGTCCAATTAACGCTGCATATGACGCGGGTAGAACCGGACGCAGTGCGTTTATCGACGCCATGCAAGGCAAGAGTTCTGCTGCTGACGCGGTGGGTGAAGCCGCCGATGCAATGTCCGCCAAATATCAACAACGCGGGCAGGATTACACCAACAATAAAAATGATTGGAGCCAATCCACCGTCCAGTTAAACCGGCAACCGCTGAGTGATGCGCTTGTTGATGCGCAAGAAAAGTTTAAAAGCGATTCGGGTTTTATCAAAAATCAAGCCGCTGCAAAAACCTTTGATGACATGGTCGGGACGATTGCTGATTGGGCGCGAAAAAACCCAAATCCATTGCCCACTGATTATGATGATCTAAAGCAGGCGATGGGCAGCATTCGTGACAGCGAAAATGTTGGGACATTGTCTCACACCATTGCGAACGACGTCTATAAATCAATCGATACTCAATTGAAAACTGAAGTGCCGGGTTATCAGGAAGCGATGTCTTCATACGCGGGGCAGTCGAATGATCTTCGGCAGTTGGCGCAAACGATGTCCCTTAAAGGCCCGAACACCAACGTGGACATTGCCGCACGGAAACTTTTGTCCGGCCTGCGCGATGGCGTCAACACGAACTTCGGCCAACGCAAGGCTTTGCTTGACCAACTCAATGCTCAAAACCCCAATCTAACCCCAACCTTGGCGGGGTTATCCATGAGCAGCGCCACGCCTGTCGGGCTGGCGAAACACGTCGCGTCGAGTGAAGCCCTTCTTGGAGCGTTGCACAATCCCGCATTGCTTCTTGGCCTTCCACTGACGTCGCCTAAACTGGTAGGGTATGGGGCGTATGGTGCCGGTCGTGCAGCGGCTGGTTTGAATGCCCTTCCTACGCAGGGTCTCCTTAACGCAGCGAACGTGTCCTCGCGTCTAAATGGATTATTGAACCAATGAACCCGCTTGACCTGATCACCGGCATTACACCCATCGTTTCTAAAATCCTCGATCTAATTCCTGATCCGAATGCGAAACAGCACGCGCAGTTGGAGATGCAGGCGAAGCTGATGGAATACGCCGCGCAGCAATCAACTGCGCAGTCGCAAATCGACACAGCCGAAGCCGGAAGTTCAAGCGTGTTTGTTGCAGGTGCGCGTCCATTTATCCTGTGGGTTTGTGGTTTTGCTTTCGCGTTTCTTTATATCGTCGCTCCGGTTGTCCAATGGGTCGGCATGATGTTCCATGTCGTGATCCCACTCCCGATGCTCGACAAGGACACCATTATCAATCTTGTGTATGCAATGCTGGGTCTTGGCGGTCTGCGCACGTTCGAGAAAGTGAAAGGGGTCTCAAAGTGACAGACGAACTGCAACGCGACGTGGGCCGCCTTGAAGGCGAAATGGATGCGCTTAAGGCTCTTTTGAACGAGGTGCGGTCTGACGTCAAAGACATCAAAACGTCTTTTGACAAAATGCAAGGCGGCACGCGGGTTTTAATCGGGTTTGCCGCAGTCCTCGGCGCGGTGGTCAGCCAAGGATTGCATTGGCTATGGACGAGCAAGTAAGACCTTCCCTCGGCGAGCGATGGGCCGACCGCTTCGCAGCGATTGTTGGCTCGTGGCGCTTTATCGTGATCCAAACCACGCTGCTAACCGTATGGGTGCTTTATAACATTTTTGCCGGAAACGGGTTTGACCCTTACCCGTTCATCCTTCTCAACTTGGCGTTGTCTTTCCAAGCCGCATACACGGGACCGATTTTGCTGATGTCGTCCAACCGGCAGGCTCAGATCGACCGGAGGCGGGCGATCAAAAACCTGATCATTGACCAGCAGGATCATGAGGTAATCATTCGGCTTGAGAAGCACTTGGATAATCACTTTCATGAATTGCGCAAAGAGTTGGGGCTAGGCCCGTCCAAATTGGGTGAATAGGGCAATAATCTGATACGCCAAAAACTCGGCGTCCGCTTGCCCTACCCCATTTTCCCTCAATAGATTGACTAGCCTGCGGTAAAGCAGGTCATCCGACATTGGCGAGTTTTTTCTTTGTTTCTGAGTCGTAGCGGGCGCGAATCGTATCCGGTGGGCTATCGGCGATTTCCTTCGTCCGGCACCACACCGTCACGCGAGTTTTGTCGTGATCTCCCCAACGGATTTGCTTGTTCTTCCAACCAGAGAAGGTCAAAGCTTTGACGACCTGACTTTGGCCGCGCATCGTGTCCCTGATCTGACCGGGAACGCCGCTGGAATAATCCGAGGAAATATCGCTCAGAATGTCCTTGACCAAAACCACGCTGCGGTTGACGAGATACTTGTCGCGCATCCACAGGAAATAATGAGGCGCGGTGTCCTCGATCATTTGTGCTTTGGCTTCGTTGAACCGTGGCCGCGCGTCCGGGTTGAAATGGCTGATGTCGCGGCGCTTGAGCCACCACCAAACCTTTTGCCAACCGTTCTGCTTTTCGTAAAAATCTTTGGCAAGGTATTCGTAGTAATCGCTGCCACGCGGTTCCGCGTAAGAGTGAATGACAAAGAAACGGCGGTCGTCCGCCGACAGGTTGATCGCATCCGCATGGTTCGAGAAGAATAGGATATTCACCACGTTCGGAACGTCGTAGGACTGCTCGTGTTTCCGCTCGATTGTCACCATGTCTGAAACGGTGCCTGCGATGACGGGCTTCATCCGCTCATACACGTCGGTCTTTGACGTGCGGTTGATTTCCTCGACGATCACGAGTTCCTTTTCCCAGAAGTCAACAAAATTGCCCATGATGCGTTCGGGCTGAACTGTCTGAGCGTTTGTTTTCTCGCCAAGGCCCTTGACGATTGGCCGCAGCAGCAAATCTTTACCCACGCCTTGGTTGCCAATGATGATCGGAGCCCAGCGGATTTTGCGGCCACGCTTCTGCACGACATGGGCGAAAAAGTCTAGAAGATAATCGCGATCCTCTGGATCATCAAACAGATACGAAACATGCTCCAACCAAGGACTGATCGCGTCATCGTCTGCGTCGAACACAGGCACAGGCACATCGGTCCATTTGTTGAAGTAGAATAGCGAAAGGCCATGACCATTCTCCCATGTCACCAATTGCTTCTGCCCCGGAAGATAGGTCATGCCGTGGACGACCTGTGCCTTCTTCGAGTTGAGCAAACGGTTCGATGCGGTTTCCACGCCGGTCTTACCAGACGGCGCAATCTTGCAGCCCAGATTAGGTGATTGGTTAAACGCTGTCACGGACAATTGCGCTTTCGTCGTGCAATCAATCCACTTTGCAGCTTCTTCCCAATAGACGACGTTCCGCGCGACCGCACGAAGGGCCTCTTCGGTTTCGTCGGTCATGGATTGCGCGTGGACGATCTTCTGTGTGACCTCGTCCAGTTCCGCGTCCAATTCGTTGTCGAAATCCTTAAAGTCGTTCTGAGCGTCGCCGCTAAATCCGAACTTGCGAGCCAGCCCGAACAGATAATCCGCGCTTGTCCGCACATGGGTTAATGACCGCCAGACGCCTTCAAAATAATCGCTGTCCGCCCAATCATGGCGCATGGCCCAATCGCGAACCGCCTCAACGTATTCCTCCGCAGTCGCGCCCAATGCGGCTTTGAACGCCGCAATCACTGAAATGAAATCTTCGCGGCTAGGCAAGACATCTTCAGTATTAGGGATCGCGTTCAACGCACCAAGCGCGACTTCGGATGGCACGACAGGCTCAATGTCTTTCACCGCGAAACCCGCGCCAGAACTCGATGGGTTTAACCGCACATCGCGGATGATCTTCCACCCACGAGCGTCGATTTCTCCGCTCAAAGCGTCCATAAAGTTTCGCGCGTCTTGCGGTGAAATCTTGGTCAGGCCACCAGCGCCCCACACAGACAGTTCTGCGCCTTCCCGCCAATGATACTGCGCACCCGAGGGATGCGTGCCTGCAATTAAGTATTGCTGGCCATACGCCAAAATCTCGACGGCGTGTTCATTCCCGTTCGTGTCGACAAAAGTCAGCCGCATCTTGCGGATCGGGTCTTCATCATTCATCGAGGAAAAGACAAACAACGACCTCGGCGCACCGTCGCGAACACGAACGGGGGCAAGACCCAGTTTTTGGGCAATGACGTTTTCAACCATGTCTCGCGCTTCTTCGGTCGAGACATCGACGTCAACGGCGGGCCACGATGCGGCTCTCAAACCGACATTGCCCGTCGGCCACGCACTTGCGCGTGCAGAAAATGCTGCGTCCACGCCCATCGTCGGCCACGCGCCGGTGAGGCCAACCCATTCACCTGTGGTCGGGTGATAGCGCCCGGGTATTTTGCCGAGTTGGTCGGCCTTGATCACCGACGACGACCCAATCTTTGCGCCGGGCGGAATGATCGGCAGCAGGTCCTTCGCAGGAAACGCGCCTTGTTGCAGAAAAGGCAGTGACGCCTTGGCGAACGTGAGATCGGACATCATTTTGCTCCTGAAATCCGTGGATAATTACTTGATGAAAAGCGTGAGACCCAGCGCCTTGCAATACTCAAGGACTGTCGTGAACGACGTCGTGCCGGTGTTTCTCTTCCACCACCAGTAAATCGACGGCGACCGACCGATCTTGCCGGACAATTGACGCTCCGACATTTTCAATTCGGTGCGCTTTTCCTCAATGGCCTTGAGAAGGTCATCAACTGAATTAATCTGCATTGCTCTTACCCATAACAATTTGCCGGTCGTCCTGACCGAGTTTTCGATTTTGATAGGCCATCAGAAAAGCCAGACAGCACGCTGCGTGAGCAAGATGCGTGATACCAGTTTCTGCGTCCACATCTTCCCCAGACCACCAAGCCCAAAGATGACGCTGCATCGCGGAATAATACCGCGACCAATCCGCGCCCTTGGCCCAGTTGTTTGGGGTGTATTTCTTCGCCCCGTAGGTCAATACCGCCGCCGTTTGCTCCAAGAACTCCGGTGGCAGCAAATCATACCGAGGCTTTCCAGCGTCGGCTTTGATGAACTCATTTGCCATACCGTAACCCTTCTTTAGCTTCGGCTGCAATAGGGAAGCCCTCGGCCCAGTCCGGCACGCGGCACATGATCTCGACCAATTCTTCCTTACTGCCAAACCCATCCGGCACTTCACAGATGATTTCGTCGTGAACGGACGCAATCACCGGATAGCCGCGTTGTTCCAAATCCAGCATGGCCCCCGCGATGATGTCGCGGCAAATCCCCTGCACGACGTTCTCGGTCAGTTTCCCGCCAAATGTCCGCTCGGACCACCACTTCTTTGTCAAAGAACTGACAGCCATATACTCAATCGTTGATCGTGCGCCGTATGGCCCAGCGACCTGCACGATGCGCGGGCTGCGATAGAACAACTTTCGACCGGACGGCAGCCGCACGAGCAGCCAGTTCTTGTCCGAGTAAAAGGCAATCGGGTGGTATGTCTTTTCCACGAACGGGTCTTCAATCGCTGCGATAGCGGCCTGCTCCAGCCCGCGCCAAAGTGCTGGAATTTTGGCGTAGTTTTCGCGGTATGCTGTAACCGCACGCTGGGCCAGTTCTTCGGAAATATCGAGCCCCATCGCCGCGCACTGCTGGCGGAATTTCACTGCGCCCATTGAATACCCGCACCCGAGAATGACCGTCTTGCCGACAAACCGTTCCTTGGAATCCTTGCCTACTTCATGGACGGGAATGTTGAAGATCAGGCTCGCCATTTCCTCGTAAACTTTGCCGCCATTGGCAAACAAATTTACAAGGTTCTTCTGCCCGGCCAACCATGCAACGCCACGCGCTTCGACGGCGGCGTAGTCCGACCAAATCAATCGCGTGCCTTGTGGCGCGTGGATCGAGCCACGGATCATGCGCGACAGTGTCCCCAATTTGTCGGAAATGCCTCCCAAATTGTCGCGGGACCATTCCCAATCTTTCACCGTCTCGCGTGGAAGGTTCTGCAACTGCACGCCCGCGCCAGACCACCGGCCAGTGGACGCGCCGTGATACATTAGGTTTCCGCGCACGCGGCTATCCGCAGACGCACGTTCAACCATCGCTTGGTATTTGGCCACGGAAGACTTTCCACCTTCCTTGCGAATTTCCAACACGCGACGAACTTCGACGGGCAAAGTGTTGGAACTCAGCAATGTATCCACAGCTTTTTTGTTGAGGCTTTCATCTTCGCCTTCAAAGATCGAAAACCCCTGTGTGGACAGCCATGTCTTTATCGCCGTGACGTTCGTGGTAGCTTCCACCGCGCCGTTGGTGATTTGTTTGAGTTCTTCGTTCAGATGCCCTTGCGCGTCCACCGCACAGTCAATTGCGGTTTTTGCGAACTCGGTGTCCACCAATACGCCACGGTCGTTGATCTTCTCCGTGAGCATCCAAATCAGCTTTTCTTCGCTGGACAACGGACGCAGGACTTTATCCAATTCCCGCTCGACCTCGACGTCGGTTGCGCAATAGGCAGCGAGCCGCGCCATGCGGGTTTCATCTTCCCACCAAGTGATCGTGCCATCGTCAGCAATCGACCGTGGGCGGCACATGCGCAGCATCAGCGCCTTGCCTTCCTTGTCCTTCTGCACGTCCAAGCCAAGGGCGCTGGCGGCGTCCTCAAGCGACCGAGGAAGTGCCTGCCGCGCCGCGCGAGCGGCGGTATCGTCCCAGACATGCAGCGGCGGGACGTGCCAACCATATCTCGGGCCAAGGATGTGCTGAAGCATCGCCCTCTCAAATCCGGCATTGTGTGCCACAATTACAAGGCAATCCTTAAGCGCGTCCATCAATTCAGGCGGATTAGGTTCAGTGTGAAACCATGTCTGCACGGGGCCGTCGTCGATGGCATAGCACGCCATGACCACGTCGGTCGTGGGGTCCTCGGCATAGCGATACACGCCAGTCTTCCGAAGATCGACGGTGCTGCGGGTTTCAAAGTCGATATGTAAACGCATAAAAATTATCCACATAAAAAGGGTGAGGGCGGTGGTAACGAGGAGGGAAAACCCACCGCCCTCGGGGACGACCTAGGAGCGATCAGTCATCCCATTCAGAAGATTTTGGAGTGTGGCCGAGTTCTTCAGCCATCGCGTCGAAATCGTCCTCGGCGCGGCCTGCTCCTCCAAAGGCAGTGTCATGGCGCAGAAGCTGAATGTTCTGCAATCCAAAGCCAACGCCTTTGGCCTTGTTTTCGTAAGCGAACGCGCGTGCCGTCACGCGAATCCACCGACCCGGATACACTTCCTTCGGGTCAAGCACCGGATTGGTCGCGGCATCCACGACGCCCGGCTGTGTCTTTGACTTGAGCGAGATAAACTTCCAGCCGGGGCTGTATCCGGCCCAGTGCGCTTTCTCTTCACAAGGACGGATCACTTTGCTCGGCCCAAAGAAATTACCCTTCGGCCATTTTGCTTTGTCCGGCCCCCACTTCTCGATACCGGCGTCTTCCAACGCTTTCACGAGGCCCGTGGTGTCATAGTCAGGCGGGAGGAGGATGGTGAGGCCATACTTGCCCCCCATGTCTCCGGTCTGCGGTTCAAAAACGGCAGGGAACGACAAGCGCCCCGGTCCAATGGTGAGTTTGGTCATTGCGCAGCCCCATTGTTCGAGGTTGCAACCACAACGACCGGATCAGCCGAAGCAATTGGCGCAGCAGCCGCAACCACCGTCACCGAAGTGGCGGGAGTTGGCGTGGACGCATTAAGGTCAACCGGACGGAAACCCAACGCGCTTTCAAAGCGGGCCTCAAGCGCAGCAATATCGGCTTTCATTTCGCTGTAAAAGATTTGGGTGTTCTGCCGTTCACGCTCATAATAATCAGGCACGAGGTGCTTGATCAGTTCAACAGCCGCCCAAATACCGACTGCGACAAGCCCAAAGATAGTAAGTTCTGACATGGTATTACTCCTGTTCCGCGAAGTCGTTGACGGCAGAAGCGGTCGCGGACGCCGCTTTATCCGTTTCTCTGACCAACTTGGTCCCAGAACTTTCACGCTCAACCAGATCAAAAAGGTCAAGCTGCACGCCCTGCTTCTTGGCAAGTTTTTCCACCTGAGCAGGCGTCTTCAATTCTTCCTTCATGAACCCCGTCAAGCCTTCGCTCATCAAGCGTTGCTTCACGACGCGTTCATCCTTCCATTTTCTGTTTCCCAATTTGGGAGCGACTTTCCACCCCGGCACATATTCACCGGCAGCGATCAATTCTTCGGCATAAGCCCGCACCGCCTTCAACCACGTCTCGATCACATCGGCGTCGTCGAGAATTTTGGCGATCTCTTCGGCTGACCAATTCTCAGGCGACTGCATCGAAATCCATCCTTGCCAGTTCATAGACGTGGTTGCGAAGTTCTCCACAGGTTTTTGCCGCCAAGCAAAACTTGCAGTGTGATCCAGCAGCAAACGGTGGGTTGTCGCCTTCGGCCAATGCGGCAGCGGCGATCAATTCGTCAGCCAATTCTTTCAATTCCAAGGTCGTAACGTCTCGAGATTTTACCCCGCCAAGGCGAGGCTGCACGATGCTTATCGTGATCTTGTCCCACTTATACTGACCCACGGACTCGCACGCGCCTAAGGCGTAAAACCCTAATTGCGGATTAATCCGACCATTGTAATCGGCCTCAACTGCTACACCTCGACCTGCTTTAAGGTCCATGACGTGCAGTTCGTTTCCGGTAACAACAATTGCATCAGCGGTCCCCCAAAATTCGGGGTGATGGGGCAGTTTGAATTTCTGCTCAATGTAAACCTTGCTGTCCTCGCGAATGTTGCCGCGCACGAAATTTGTATAAAAGCTGACAACCTCGCGTTGCTCATCCGTCACATCATATTCGTGTGGGGTGTTGGTCAACTCGCACGCGGCGATCTCGTGAAGCATTGTTCCTTCCGCCGCCGCTGGCGAAGATGGGTTCGGTAAACCCACCGTCGTCTGCACGGAGCCGGGACAACGCATCCACCGATGGGATGCCGACGCGCCAAACCGGGAATGTCCGCTCATCGCGCCAAGACCTCAAAAAAGTCTTCACCCAAATCCGCGTCGCGGGAAAACAATTGCTGGGCAACTTCCACGTCTTGAACGGCATGAAGCACGCGTTGAAAAATCTTCCACCAAAGATCAATCGGAACGTCG